GTGTATTCTCCTGATGCTCGCTTACAACGTCCTGAATATTTGGGCGGTGGTTCTACACCGTTGATTATTAATCCGGTTGTACAGAGTTCTGCTACGACAATTACGGCGAGTGATACTCCGCTAGGAACGTTGGCTGCGGTGGGAACGGTATTAGCTAACCGTCATGGTTTTACGCAGAGTTTTACGGAACATGGGTTCGTGATTGGCCTTGTGTCTGTCCGCGCTGATTTGAACTACCAGCAGGGCCTGCGTAAGATGTGGAGTCGGAGTACCAGGTACGATTATTATTTCCCGGCGTTTGCGATGCTTGGTGAACAAGCGGTGCTGACGAAGGAGATTTACTGCACTGGTAACCCAACGATCGATGAGGATGTTTTCGGGTATCAGGAACGGTGGGCTGAATATCGTTATTCGCCATCGATGATTACTGGCGAATTTAAGTCGTATATCACGACGCCCTTAGATTCCTGGCATTTGGCGCAAGAGTTCACTGCGCAGCCGCTGCTGGACGGTTCGTTTATTGTTGAGAATGCGCCATTTACGCGTATTCTTGCGCAAGGTAGTAATGGGCCGCAGTTTATTTTCGACAGTTTTTTTGATATGAGAGTAGTTCGGCCAATGCCGATGTATTCTGTTCCTGGTTTAATTGATCATTTTTGAGGTTATATGAGCCTCGGTGACCTAATCGGTGGACCAGATGGTTATGGGTTAATCCCGACTGCCCTTGGTATTGTTGGTGGTTCTCAAGCACAGAAAGAAACAAATGAGAAGAATATTGGATTGGCGCGCGAACAGATGGCCTTTCAGGAGCGTATGTCTAGTACGGCGTATCAGCGTAGCGTGGCGGACCTTAAGAAGGCGGGCCTCAATCCGATTTTGGCCGCTAATCAAGGCGGGGCGAGTACGCCCGCGGGTGCTATGGCCCGTGTGGACAATCCCGTGGTGGCCGGTATGGGGAGCGCAAAGCAGAGCGCTGAAACGGTGGCCGCTTATCAACAGGCAGCCGTCGCTCGTGAACAAGTCAAGAACTTGGAAGCACAGACGGAGAAGACTCGCTCAGAAACGCTTGATCAGAGTTTGAATAGTGCTATGCGGCTTGCTGAAGTGAGACGGGTTCAGAGGGAGGCACTGAAGCTTGAAGAGCAGATTCCGGGTGTGCGGGCTGAATCAATCAGATCGAAGGAGATACTAGAAGCTGAACAGAAGGGCGGCAAGGATGCAAGTGCTTTTGCTGCTGATGTGCGGCGGCGTAAAGCAGAGTCCATCTTGAAGGAGATGGATATTCCGCGGGCCGAGGCTGAAAATAAGTTTTATGGCGATATTGGCGAACTGAGTCCCTATTTGAGGATGTTTTTGCAACTGTTAAATGGCGCTGGCGCCATGAGGAGATAAGTATGCGTAAGGTATTTATTCGTTCTGCGTATAACTATGACGCGCGTGCGGCATCTAAGGAATGTGGTATTGTGTGCAATACCGATACTTGTGTCGTCAAGAAGAGCTTTAAAGACGAATGCGATATTAATAATATCCTGAAGCGATGGGGTATTACTGGTAACGTGCCTGTACCGGAAAAGTTGCCGATGAGTGGCGACTTTCATGGAATTGATAATTTCCATGATGCTATGAATGCAGTGCGGACCGCCGAAACGGCATTCATGCAGTTGCCTCCTGAGTTGCGGAAACGTTTTGGCCATGATCCGCAAGAGTTGGTTGCGTTTCTTGATAATGGTGAGAATCGGGCAGAAGCTGAAAAACTCGGGCTGGTGGCGAGGCCGCTGGAAAAGACAAGAGACGTGGTGCAGGCTGTTGATGAACTGGCTGCGAAGATTGTTCCACGTGAAACTAAGTAGTTGATGTTGCAGTAGGGTTATTGTTCTGTTAAGATGGCTGTGCGTCATGTGGCGCACAGTCAACAGGAGAAGAGAATGGCTACTGAAAAGATGAAGGCGATGCCGGAAATGACCGTGATCGAGGTCAATTGGTTGAAGCATGGTTTGACCGTGCTAATGGCCAGCATCAAGCGTTCGATCACGACGGAGAAGAGCCCGGAGGTGAAAGCCATCCGTGAACGTGAACTAGGAGAGCTTGGCGTGTTGATGGCGAAGCTGTAAGCCGTCTGCCATGGCTGAAATCACTACTGTTCGTGATGGTCAGACGGGCGATGTGATCTTTGATGGCAAGTGCTATCAGGATGTGGAGGATTGGTACGCGAAGGCAACTGGATTCCGTCGCGTGCAGAACTCGTGGGAAGTCACGAGTGAGTACCGTGCGTGCTATATGTCAAGAGCAGAGCGCGGAGAGTTCTGGGTTGTGAAGTGGCTATGAGGTAGCCTAAAGGTGAGCGGTGTCACCTGGTCCAGTTAATGACAAGGCAGGAACTGGACCAGGGGAAAAAAAGCCCTGCTTTTGAGTGCGAAAACGGCTGGTGGCGGGCCTAGATCGAGCCCGCGGGCAGCCTGGTGAGGGCGCCAGGGTCTGGCTATTGATGGGGGCTCCCGCCCCCAAACCCTGGGTCTTGGATGCCGCACGGAGTAGAACACCGTGCGTGGTTTGAAAGCTTTTCAACCGGAGGAAATGATGGCTTTTCGTAGGAGTGTGAACAAGCGGAAGAGCGCGAAGAATTTTCGGCGCAATGTGGGAAAGACGAAGGCGCCCAATGTCAAGGCCGGGCCGATGCGTGGAGGAATTCGGCTGTGAGTTGTTATCACCCCGTGAAGGGTTTTAGAACCCCGAACGGGGTGGTGTTTTCTGAGATGAGAAGGCATGGCGATATTATCGGCGATATCGAGTTGCCGTGTGGAATGTGTATTGGTTGTCGAATGAGGCGGGCCTCTGATTGGTCGCTGCGCTGTATGCATGAGGCCTCGCTGTGGGATGACAACTGTTTTGTGACTTTAACTTACGGCAATGGTATGTTACCGCCGAATGGTAGTTTGTGCCATGCCGACTATCAGAAGTTTATGAAACGGTTGCGGAAGGGGAGAGAGAAAGTGCGTTTCTACATGTGTGGTGAATATGGTCCGCTGAATGAGCGGCCGCATTACCATGCGTGTTTGTTCAATGTGCATTTCCGTGGTGATATGGTTCCACGTGGAACATCGGAGAGTGGCGCGGTGTTTTACGAGTCCGAGGAACTGACGGCTCTGTGGGGCCACGGTATGGCTACTGTGCAGGATTTGAATGCCAAGACGGCGAGTTATACTGCGCGGTATATAATGAAAAAAGCGCTTGGCGAAGATGCTAAGACGGCTTATAATAAGATTGATGAAGACGGCGTGATCGTGACGCGTGCGCCGGAGTATGCGGCAATGAGTTTGAAGCCGGGTATTGGGGCGGCGTGGTTTGAGAAGTTTCAGGGGGATGTGTTTCCCCATGATGTTGTGATTCAAGATGGAGTGCGTAGAACGCCTCCGAAGTATTACGACAAGTTGTTCAAGCGTACAAAGGATGTGCGTTTGGATAGTGTAGAATGGGAGCGTCAGAAGAAAGCGTTGAATGCGCGCCCGGATAATACGGACGCCCGCCGGGGCGTGCGAGAGAGAGTGCATAAGGCGAAGGTCCGTTCTTTGAAGAGGGATTTGTGATGACGATGCTTGCTGTTTGCTCTGTGTGGGATTCTGCGGTGCAAGCTTACCTGAGGCCTCTGTTTGTGCCGCACACTGGTGCGGCGATGCGGAGTTTTGCGGATGAGGTGAATCGCAAGGCGGATGGCAATCCGTTGAATGCGCATCCGGAGGATTACGAGCTGCACCACCTGGCGATGTTCGATGAAGTGAAGGGCCAGTTTCACAACGTGAATGAGAACGATGTTGATGTGGTGCTTTCGCGCGGCAAGGACTGCGTGAAGTCTGCGTAAGTGCGTGCTACTTCGCCTTAAGTAGCTTAAAAGCCCGCTTCATGCGGGCTTTTGTCTAAACGGAGTTGGAATTATGATGCATCGTAACCGTAGTGTTGATGTTCACCAGTTCGCCATGGTGCCCCGTGCGGATATTCCGCGTGCAAGTTTTAAAATTCAGAAGGCGCATAAGACGACGTTTGATACAGGTCTTTTGATTCCTGTGTTTTGCGAGGAGATTTTGCCCGGTGATACGTTTAATGTGAAGATGACGGCCTTTGCGCGTTTGGCTACGCCTGTGTTCCCGATCATGGACAATGTGTATTTGGATAGTTTTTTCTTCTTTGTACCGAACCGTCTGGTCTGGACGAATTGGGTGCGCTTTATGGGTGAGCAAGATGATCCGACCGATTCGATTGTGTATGAAGTGCCGGTTGTTGAATCGCCAGAAAATGGGTGGAATACGCGATCCATGGGCGATTACTTTGGATTGCCGTGTTTCGGGCAGATTGCTTCGGGTCTTACCTTTGAGGCAAACGCGTTGCCCTTTCGGGCTTACAACCTAATTTGGAACGAGTGGTTTCGTGATGAGAATTTGCAGACTTCCGTTACTGTGCATAAGGGTGATTCGGGTGATGTGCACACGGATTATAACCTAAAACGGCGCGGAAAGCGGCATGATTATTTTACTTCGTGTTTACCGTGGCCGCAGAAAGGCGGAGTTGCGCAGGCATTGCCGCTTGGTACGTCGGCGCCGGTAATTATTGGTGCCGAGCACACGACAGGTACGCAGGCTAATTCAGTTACCTTTCGGAGGTCGGTGTCTGGAGCGCAGGCAGTTGGACAATTGACTACTTCTGGCGGCCAGTTGTTTGATGCAGGTGGACCTGGCGGTACGGCGACGAATTTGATTTATCCGAGTAACCTATATGCAGATTTATCAGAAGCTACGGCGGCAACTATCAATGATTTGCGTACGAGTTTCCAGATCCAGAAGTTACTTGAACGTGATGCGCGTAGCGGTTCACGTTATACAGAGATTATTCGTGCTCATTTTGGTGTGTATTCTCCTGATGCTCGCTTACAGCGTCCTGAATATCTTGGCGGTGGTTCTACCCCGCTGATTATTAATCCTGTGGTGCAAAGTTCGGCTACGACGATTACGGATAGTGATACTCCATTGGGTACGTTAGCCGCGGTTGGCACTGTTTTGGCAAACCGTCATGGGTGCACTCAAAGTTTTACCGAA